CCTGAGCCTTGTGCTCCTCGAACGTGCCGTGCTGCTGCTCGAGATCATGACCCTCGACCGGCACCTTGAACATGACGACGCCGCTGCCCGGCACGGTCTTGTGCTGATACTGAGACAGCAGCTCCTTCATCTTGTCAGCGTGCTTGACGTTAACGACGAAGGCGTGATGCGTCTGTCCTCCCAATGGTGGAGAGTGATTGACGTCAATGCCCAGCGACTTCGCTACGGTCTTGATGTTCTCGGGCTCCTGTGAAGCGGAGATCTTGTCTCCCGACCCTGCCTTCACAGCGAACTTGCCACTCTTGTCGCGCGGATGGAGCTCCTCGTTCCACGTGCCCTCGTCGCGCATCCGCAGCGCGCGGTCCATCGCGTCGAGCGTACTGGCCACTCCCGGATGCAGCGGCTCCGGGGCATTCTCCACCAGAGCCCACTTGTGCGCGCTGTGCTCGTGGTTCAGGTGCGGACGGAACTCGCGCGGCGTGTTGTGCATGTAGGTCGTGAAGTCGACGCCGTTCCACGATCCTCGATGACCCTGCTCAAGGTCGCTGGACGGATCATACCCGATCTCCTCCCTCGTCTCGCGGGCGGCCGCGCCCTCGATCGTCTCGCCCGGCTCGACCGCGCCGCCCGGAAACGCCCACGTCCCGGCCTGATCGCCGGTGCCGGAGCGACGGACGAAGAGCGTGCGACCGGTGTCGTCCGCAGTGATCATGACGCCGGAGGCGATGTGAGTGGTGCTGTCGCCCAGCAACTCCTCGCGCTCGCTCGCGTCGGCTGGCACGAACGCGCAGCGGCAGCGCGGGTGCGCCGGGATCAGGACCTCGGCCTCGTCGATGTAGTACGGTCCGTCCTGCGCGATCTCCTCGCACACCGGGCACACGCGATCGTCCTCGGCGGTCAGCACCGCGACCTGTCCGTACTTGCTGGACTTGTGCTTCTTGGCGTCGGTCGTGAGACGCGGAGCCGGTGGCACGCGCTCGGGAACGAGACCGACGCGCTGCACGCCTCGCGCTCTTAAACCGTCGAGCGTGGCCGCCGCGTGCGCCTTCACCGACATGAAGCTGACGAGCAGGTGACCCCGCTGCACGCCGACGGAGTCGATCGCCTGACGCACCGAGGCACTGATGGCCGACGCGCTCATGCCGCGCAGATATCCATCAGCAAAAGCGCGAACCGCGCGCTGGCTCGTGGCCTCCACGATGCCCTGGAGCTCGGTGATGGCGAGGGTCTGGAGGACGTGGGTGCGATCGGTCGCGCCCCCTGCCGCGTTACCGTGAGGCAGCATCCCAGCGTTATTCTGGGGAGTGTCCATTGACGCGACCGATTGCCTCGCGTGCAGCGCACCAACGTCACTCGCCGCGCGCACGTAGGGCAGCAGCCACGCGCCGTTGATGCCGAGCACAACCTGACGCATCGCCTCGTCGAGCCATCCCTGGAACGCGACCACCGGGTCCGCCTGCCCGGTGAGGTGGGACACCGTCACGTGGCCGACGGGATCGAGGCGCTGCTCCACGCCTCGCGGCATCATTCGCTTGATAGCGGCCCAGCGCGCGTCGAGGTCGCGCGACCACTTGCGCTGAATTCGCAGAGTGCCGGTGGGGTCCGCGCGGCCGGTGGCAGCAATCGCGTCCACGACCAAGAGGCCGGAGGCACGTGGACGAGACTGGCCGCGCGGGCCGCACAGGCATCTGGCGATGCGAAGGCTCAAGTGACGACGTCCCGCTGCACGCGGTCGCGACCGTGCACCCGAATGAGGGCGTCCAGCAGTGGGTCGCCCACGTGAGCGGGACGATAGACCTCTGCCGAGACCGCGTCGTCCACGGTGCTGGGGCGGTGGACGCGACCCTGATACACGTAGCCCTGCTCCTGCCTGCGAAGGATGACGTGGCCCTCGTCTCGCAGCTTGGAAACGTGATGAGCAAGGGACGCCGCGGACTTGATCCCGCAGAACTCAACGAGATCCTCGTCTGTGACGAGCACGTCTCGGGACCCCTGCAGACGGTTCAGCATCCTCGTCCTTACCTTGCCGGTCACTGGAACATCCTCATGTCACTGAGTGAGCCGCCATCCGCAGTCGGTTGCTTGCCGGGTGCTGGAAGAGCCGGAGGCTGCGCCGACTTGCCGATCTGCTGCAACTGCTGGCTCGACTTCTGCAGCATTCCGATGTGAGCCGCCACGTCGTCGGGCGTGACCTCCGGCTCCTGCGGCTCCGCGCCGTACTCGTCGACGGCGTCCTGGATGCCGGGATAGAAGCCGTCCTCGACGAGCTGATTGATGCGCGCCTCGCGAAGCACGTCCGGGTTGATCAGAGCAGCGGTCACGTCGGCGGTCATCACCTGAGACTTGGTCAAAGCTATCTGCGCCGACTCCATCGGGTCCGGCGTGTAGAGCGGCGTCCACTCGTAGTAGATCGTCTCGTCGTAGGTGCCGAGACCGGAGCGCTCGAGGACCTCGTCGAGCGGAGCGAGCAGCGGGCCGTACTCGTTCTTCTGCTTCGCCACCACCTCGTCGTAGTAGTTGCGCAGGTCACTCTCGCCCCCGCTCGTCCCGTTGCCCAGCGTCGATTTGCCGCTGCCAGCACCGTGACCCACGAGGCGAGTGAGCGGGATGCCAGCCGCACCGGCCGCCACCTTGAGGAGCTCGGCCATGAGCGGGGGGATGCCACTGAACTGCGTCTGGATGCGCTCCCACTTCTCGTTCTCGTCCATGATCATCGCGTTGACCACGGACTTCATCTGATTGCTGAGCGTGATGCGGCGCGTGATGGCGCTCTCGTACGCGGGATTGGCGAGCTTCTTCGTCAGTCCTGGGATGGTGAAGACGTCGACCTTGCAGTCGTTGATCAGCTGAGCGATGGACGCGAGACTCGTGCCGTAGTCCTTCAGCGTGTCGTCCACGACCTGGAGCACGCTGTCGCCCCACGTGTTCGTGCCGCTGATGAGGTCCCAGCTTGGGATCTCCGCGCCGATGAACTCGATGACCCGCGACGGATGAATGTCGACCATGGACGCGGGCTGCGCGTCGCCAAGGTTGGCTCGACCCACGTTGATGCGGTAGTACTCCGGTCTGCCGAAGTACGGATCGGTCGCGTCGGTGATCATCTGGCCGCGCGTCATCTCGTGACTGCTCATCACTAGCAGAAACCGAAGTGAGTCCTTGCCCACGCGCTCAAGGTCGAGCGGCTCGCTCGGCAGACCGGTGCCGTCGATCCCCATGATCAGGGCAGCGCCGCCGAACAGGCGAGCGCGGATGACGGCCTGCTTCACCTTCTGCCGCACGGCCATCAGCGTCTCGAGATCCTCGAGCGCCTGGATCTGCTCCTCGGAGGCCTGCCAGCTTCGCCACTCGCGGGTCGCGTCGTCCGCGATGCAGTCGACGATGCGGCGAGCGAGCCAGTTCGTGCGGTACGCGACCAGCAGTTGATCCGCGGTCAGCGGCGTGAACGTGTACTGCGTCTGGGTTCGAGCGTCCTTCGCCGTGCCCAGCGCGGTCACGACGTTCGAGAAGCCGTCGCGGACGGCGACCGTCTTGGGTCGTGGCTTGCGAGTCGAGGTCGCCATCCGCGGAGCTCCTTACTTGCCCTCGGGGACTTCGGTGAAGTCCAGGTAGAACTTGCGACCCGGCTGCACCTTGCCGAGCAGTGCCGGATTGGCGATGGTCAGCGTCAGGCTGCCGGACGGGCTGAACTTCGCGTAGGTGTTGTCCTCGTCACTGCCGTCCTCCGGATACGGAGTCGAGCGGGCGACGGCGTTCAGGTGAATGGTGTCCTGCCCAGTGTGGCGCTCGACCTTGTTGACCTGGAACTTGGCTCTCATGAACGACATGCTCTTTCTTCCTTCTTGTTGGCGCCGAAGCGCGTTATGGCCGCACTAGAAAGTGCGGCGTCGTCACCGTGCCACCGAGCACGGAGAACAGCCAGACCACGACGAGGATGAGGCACAGGAGCCCCACGATGATCTTCCCTACGCGGTACACGTTGCCGTCGATCTCGAGACCGAAGATGCGACAGGCCCAGACGATGGCGTACGCGATGAGAACGACGACTGCGATCTGCAGAAGCAGATACAGGAAGCTGACGAGTAGTGCACCGAGACTGATCATGTGATGTAGCTCCACGGTTGCCTGCCCTAAGACAATGTTCCTGGAAGGAAGCACCGAACTGCGCGCTGGCCATCGATCCACATGGGCCAGACCAGAGCGCGGCCGTCCACGTTCGGCTGATGCACCACGGCAGTCTCCGGCACGTCGATCCAGTCGCTCGAGCCCGGCAGACGGACGCGATAGGGCGAGTCCAGGTTGCCGGTGGTCTGCCAGTCCGGGTCGTCGAGGTGAGTGGCGTCTACCTTGGGTCCGTCGCAGCACGGACCCTTGCGCGAGGTGAGCGTCGGATACCACGAGTCCAGGTCCGGCCGGGCGTGATCGTGCCCGGACGCTGGTCCGGGGCTAATGGCGATGAGCGTGAGTGCGATGAGCAGGCACCCGATGGCGATGCCCACGAAGATGTAGACCGAGCGCTCGAACCTGCCCATTGCTCTCAACGTTCCCTCCATCGCCTCGTCGCCAGATAGTATGACCCACCCGCGATCAGCGCGGCCACTGACAAGCGGATGTCCCATAGGGCCATCGCTCCAATGAAGATTGGCAGGTGCCTCATCAGAGCCACTCCATCGACGAGTCATACGAGCTGGTCTCCACTGGAAAGAAGCACATGACCAGAGCGTCAGCCAGATTGGGACTGCGAGTCCCCTCCGGCTTCTTGTCGACCATCAACTTCATGGTTGCACTCTTCTTCGAGGTGGGCTGGCTCAGCTCCTTCTCCAGTGAGCGCAGCTTCGGCAGAGTGGATGGGATGAATATGAGCTCGGAGGGATCGAACGCGATGCCCTCGGTCACGGCGCGGTGCACGTTCCAGAAGCGAGTGCGGACCGACCACCACGCCTGAGCCTTCATGTTCTGGAAGAACTCCTTGTTGGTCGGCACCTCGCCGTCATCCACGTCGGAGATGCGGTCGTCTGGGTTCTGCACGGCAGCACCCGCGTTCCACGAGTGGAACTTGATGCCGAGCGGCATCCGCTGGTCCTCCGGCGTCTCGCTCGAGGCCAGTCGGTTCGACTCGCTCTTCACGCCAGCACCAACGCCGATGCTGTCGTAGTAGATCTTGCACGGCACGCGGCCCTTCGAGTTCACCGGAACGAGCTCGGCCACGATCCCGATCGCCTTGCGAGTCGTCTCGCCGACGTCCGGCGCACCCCAGTCGTCCGCTCCGGTGACCAGCACGCCGCGACGAGTGACCAGCGCGTTGCGGTCTCCACCCTCGTCGGCCACGTCCAGGCCAGCGTGCCACCCCCGACCCGGGTCCAGTCCCAGCTTCACGTGAGCGTCGATCGAGGACTTGACCCACGCGGCAGGGATGATGACGCCGACGATCGAGGCCGAGTAGTTGCGGTTGACCTCCTGCTCGAACACGTGCAGCAGGCCGTCGTCGACGGCCTTGGCCTCTCGGGTCTCGTACCACTCCTGCGTCTTCGCCGGATGATCGGACCAGTCCATGACGAACACGTTCGTCCTGCCTCGCAGAACGGGGGCTCCGCTCCGCCACTCGACCCCACCCTCGCGCTTGCGATGGAAGACGTTGCCGAGGCCGTTGACAGATGAGATGTCGATCTGGACGCGCGTATTGTCGCCGAGCGACGCCTCGATCATCTCGGGATGCTCGTAGTGCGCCGACTCGTCCTTGAAGTAGATGCGCGTTCTGCCGCCGCGACCCACGTCGTCACCGGCCTCGCCGGTCACGCTGTTGCCGCCCGGCTCGTAGATCTTCATCTGCGCCATGTTGTCGGACGGATCGAAGCCCTTGGGCCAGAAGATGCGCGGGATCGCCATGACCTGGAAGCGGATCTTCTCGAAGATCGAGCTCATGTCGCCGATCTTGTCGACCTGTGCGGCCTTGCGACTTCCCCACCCGATCGTGGCACCCTCGACGAACATCCAGGCCCACACGCTGAACGAGACGCAGACCCACGTCGCGCCCATGTCTCGGCTCTTCTCGATCAGTCCATCGGCCTCTCCAGTGAAGCAGGCGTACAGGAACTCGACGAGCTCCACCTGCTTCGGGAACAGCTTGAACGGCATGCTCGTCGGTCGGCCGGTCGCGGCGTTGCGGGGATCGAAGGTCTCGCACCAGTCGTCGATGAACGCGAGACAGCCCTCGAGACCGCTGCCGTAGAACGCGATCGCCCCGGCCAGTTGCTCCGGGGTCATGTTGTGCAGACGAACGAGCAGACGATGACGACGCACGATCTCAGCGTCGTAGTCCGGCGGCCACTGGATGCGCTGTAGCATCAGCCGCACTGCTCCGGCTCGTTGGGCGTCACGTGACCACCAGTCGGTACATGCCGAGCTCGTCCGTCGGTCCGCCCACGTTCTCGCCGACGACTCGCAGACCGAGGAGCCGCAGCTTGGTGTTGAGGTGATTGATGCCGACGTAGATGGAGCGACGCGCGCCGAGCGGTCCACCGCTCGGATCGTCACCGAACACCCGGTCCACGATCTGGTCGACCGTGATGCCGTCGCGCGCGGCCACCGACTCCAGGATCACCTGCTCTCGCGTCGTCAGGCTGGTCTGCTGGCCGCAGGATGGGCAGTGTCGCTTCAGAGAAGTCGTTCCCTCAGCGGGGCGAAGATGCACCCGGCCACGAGTACGAGAGCGAGGACGGCGAGCCAGTACTCGCCGACGGTGCAACCCGTCGCCCACCGAGCGAGGGCGCCGATCGCGCCCAGCACGAGGAGCGAGCACAGTGCAAACAACGTTCCCTGGATCACTCGTCGCTCTCCACTGGCTCCGCGACGACCTCCGTGTCCGGCTGCGAGACCATGGGCACGGATCGCAGTCGTCGGAAGTCGTCGCGGTGGGCCTCGATCGTCGCGTCCTTGGGCAGGTCGCGAGGATGATCGTGCTTGTGCACGTCCATCTGGATGGCAGAGAGTCTGGGATGCAGGAACGGGGCCGCGTCGCACGCACACTTCTGCGCGGACATGCGAGCGTCGCCGAGCTTGACCATGAGCTCGAGACACCGCTCCACCTTTGCTGGGGAGAACGACTTGAGATGATCGGCGAGTGCCGCCTCCATCTCTTCCTGGACGAACGTTGCCTTCTCGTCGTAGAAGATCATGTTGTTGATCATCACGCGAAGAGGGAGCTTGCCAGCCCGCACGATGTCGTCGGTCATCTCGCGAATACTGATGTGGCGCTTGACGAGAGACTTCGTGGACGGAGGACGACCGGCACCGACTCGTGCACCGCCTCGCTTCTCCACGCGTCGATCGATCTGAGAGGCCAGCTTGTTGACCTCCCGGATCTTCTTCGCATTCCGCTTTCGCTTCGGTCCTGGCATTCGTCCTTCGATTTGAAGTCTTGGATAGCTACCGCACCCCGCTCCACTTGGAGCTGGAAATCGCGGCGGATGACTCGCGTGGATCAGGCGACTGCGACAGCGCCCAAATCAAACGCGGATATCTCGTACTCGGCTGACCGGCCGAGCATGTCGAACAGAACGCGGACCCGATGGCCGCCGCGCGTATCCGCGAGGCCGACGTAGGTTCCGAACTTGTCCTGGAAGATGCCGCGCTTCGCCTCCACGCTCTCGCCGACCGCGAAGGTCGGGGGCGCTGCGAACTCCGGCTCGATGTATCCCTGATGATTTTCGAGAGAGCGAAGATGCTCGATCTCGGCGTTGTGCACGCGAGCCGGATGAGGTCCGACCATGAAGACGTGCTTGATCCCCTTCGTCCCGCCCACTGGCCTCCAGTTCTCCTGCGTCACCTGAACGAACAGGTATCCCGGAAACAGCGGAGACGTCCTCCGCACGCCGCGGACTGGCGGCTCGCGATACTCGGGCTGGTAGTGGACGAAGGACTGAGCGATGAGGTTGGAGATGGCGTCTCTGGCGCTCGCCGTCTTGGTGGCGACTACCGTCCAGTACCTGCGCTGTGACGCCTTGGTGCCCATGGGGTCAGCTAACTAGCACGCCGCGCCTCGGCTTGGCAACCCCAGCACTACCAGCACCTACGCGGGGGCAGGCGTGTGCAGAGGGGCCTGTCTGCGCGCGCACGTAAGGAACTGTTGGTAGTGCTACGTGCGTGCTATGCGCTTGTAAAACCTACGGAACCCCCGTAGCACTTCCCCCAGCTTTACCAGCACTTTGCCTCCACAGCACCGGCACAC